ATGAACAGGGACAGTTTGTTACTGATCCTGCAGAAAAACAAAGGCTATACGATGTTCAAACAGAGGCTGCAGCCCAGGCAGTAACTCGACCTAATATTAATGTTGATCTTACTAAGAGTAAAGATATTAGAGACATGGTTGGTAGCATTATTCCTTCCTCAGATCAAGGTAAGGTACAAGATTTTGCGGTAAGACTTAGCGACAAACTAGCTCAGACAACTACCAAAGCAGAGTCAGGAGGAGTATTAAATACTACTTCAGAAAATACTTCGCCTAACCAGTCAGGTTGGAATGCAGTTTCTTCTGTATTAGGCTCAGAAGTAGATCCAAGAGAAGCTCTTACTGCTTCTGTTAATGCAATTACTACTGTGTCTTATGAAATGCTAGGAGAAGAAGCTAGAAATCAGGCACAGAACTATCAACCTAATGAGTCAGGTGAGTTAAGTATTGATGAGTTTTTAATTAATGAAGAAACCGAAGACCCACAAGTAGTAAGCTATGGTTTAACTCCAGAGTTATTTAACTCAAGAGTAGGTGGCTATGTTAAAGAGGCTTTAAGGAACAGCCGATTAGCCCAAGGACAGCCCACTACTTCTATTGATGCAGCCGATCCTGAACTCCTAGGAGCATTAGTAGGACAGCAAGCCTTAGATCTGTCTGAATTTAAAATTATAAAAAACGAGGAAGGCGAAAATGTTATCTACCCTACTTCTGTTGGTCGTGAGCTTATTCGTGCTAATGTTAATTATGCCGTAGCTACAGTGGGGCCTACTAAGCTGCCCAGAATAACTATTCCTGCTGTTAAGGGTAAAGAATTTTTACCTGCTTTTCTTTCAACTGCAAGAGAGCCTACTAAAAAACGTATTAAAGATTTAGATAAAAAGACTAAGGCTAACCAAGAAGTTAATGAGTATGGGATAAGACTGTCTCGTGTTAGTAATACTTCCAGTCCTGCTCAGATAGGATTAATGTCTCTGTTCATTAGACTAGGTACTGCTAACTTTGAAGGTGCAGATTTGTTTGCCAACGCCCTAGGAATTGGTTCAGACAAAGTAAAACAACTCAAAGCAACTGGTATTAGTGACAAAAAAGTTAAAAGCCATTTAGCACAAGAACAAGAGAAGGCTATAAGGGCTGTGTTAGGCTATTCACAAATACATTCTTCTGGACAAGGAGAATATGGTCGTCCTTCTGCTGATGCTACTACGTTAAGGTTCTACGAAACCAATACCAGAATAGATCCAGCAAACCCATACAATCGTGCTTTACAGAATTTTAAAAACGAAATTAGAATTAAAATACCTAACAACTCATTTGATAATTTAACTAATGTTAGTGATAAGTATCATAATTATATGTTAAATGGAGGTACCTCGAAAGGAGTACCTGCTGACCCTCAACTAGCCGTTGCACATTTTTTATTTGCTGCCTCGTCTGTTGTGTTGGGAGAACAATCTAGAAACTTAGTACCTAAAGAAAGACTTAAAAGGATGACCCCTGAAATAATTAACGAGGCTGTTAATAGGGGTAATATGATTAAAAACATAACTCAAAAGTTAAGTTTAACTAACCCAGAAACAGGACTAACTAATCTACAGGCAGTAGAAAGATTCTCACCTACGCTAGACGACAGGGGTAAACTTCCTTTCGATCAAAACACAGGGGAGTTTATTATTACTCCAATGGAATCTGCAATGCCTCAACTAACACCTGATGAGGCTCAGTTTTTAACTAACCTAGTAAAAAATACTAAGCTAAAAGAGTTAGGATTTCATATTTCTACATTAGTAGACCTTGCTAACATGAATGATGCCAGGATTAACAACACTTATTACACACCTACTGGTGTTAATGATATGGATCTAAATGCCGGGGGACCTACTGTTGTAGACTTTATGGCAGGTAATAGAGAAAATGCACTTCATGCAGGTATTCTTGTAGACCCCGAGTCACTTAATACTCTTGAGTTAGGTGACACTCGTCAATACTTTATCGAAATATTAGATGACTACTTGGGTGACTCTAGAAGAAGAAGCAAATTATTTAGAAGAGCCAATGTTAATTTTTCTGATATTCCAATGGCTGCACAATCTATGCAAAGAGCTGTTGCCGGGCTTAAGCAAGCAGATGCTAAAGCAATTGCAAAAAGCCCACAGACTATAGACGCTTATGGTTTTCCAGTTAAGAATCATGGCAATACTGCAAGAAATGTATTAGAAAGTTATCCTGCTATTTATGAAGCCTTAGCTCCCTTTTACACCTTTCAAGGAGAAGTAGATCTTACTTCTATGTCTGAAGATTTTTCAGATATGTTTGCAGCGGTATTATCTCATAACAGAGTAGAGGCTACCAACACTGGGGTTAAAAGAGCAATGAAGGCAGTACAAAGGTTTGGCGAGTTTTTATCTCCCAAAGATATGCTTGGTCTTAACATACCTGTTGGCTCAGAGGGCTTAACTGTTATGTCAGAAGGACAAACTATTGTTGTTACTGATGCTAAAGGAAATGAAACACGAATACCTAATAAGGAAAGAGGAAAAGACTTATTAAGACACAGCAAGTCTAAAAAGGTTAAGGATGCAGCAGGAAATACTATACTGTATTCTTCTCCAGAAGGTTCTCTTTCTATTTTACGTATGCCTATTATTACTGGTCAAAGAGGGGAAGCACATATTATTAGACTTACGTATAAAGAAGTTAACCCTGATATAGACAATAAGTTAACTGCACCTGCTAATCAGATCTTTGATAACATTAATGCCTCTAGTTCTTCTTATGGTAACTATTACTTTGCAGCTAATAGGCCAGGAGGTGCTGTAGATCAATCCTTTGAGTTTAATCAGTTAAAGTCTATATACGATAACTACTCTGAGAATGTAATCAAAATTAATAATATGCTTAGGAAGATGTATGAAGAAAAAACTCCCTTTGATATTGGACGCAATGGTCCCTTTGCTTACTTTATGTCAGATGCAGATGCAAACCACCGCAAGATGTTAGAACGGCAGGAGGCAGGTGAGAGTGATAAATATTTTAAGCAGTATGATAAGATATTTAGAGCAATGGGCTGGATTCCCCCTAACGAAAGAGGGGCTACTTCCGATAACCCTACTCTTAACTTTAATCTAGACATAGAAAAAATGCTAAAGTCCCCTGTAACAATTAGCAGAGGAGGTGCAGGTGATCCTGCTCAAATAACTATGCCTGCAATTAAGGCCCTGTTTTACATGGACAATGTAAACAAATATAAAGAAGATTTGTACTCCAGATTAGGCAAGTACGAAGCTAATAAAAAAGAAGCCAGAAAAGTTTTCAAAGGTTTCTTGAACTAAAACTTAAATACCCCTAGATATCTCTTAATGAGAATCTAGGGGTATTTTTTATTCACCAGCCTTTCATGTTTTTAAAATCTTCTTTCCTACGTTTATAATTTTCTTCAGCATATTTTCTTGCTTCCGCATCAGTAAAAACATTGTTTGTATCAGGATTAATTTCTTTACTCATATTCTTTCGAATAACCTCGGACACTTTGTTGAGTACAAAGTGATTCATTTCCGCTGAATATAATAGCTCGTCTGGGATATCTATATTGTAGTCCTTACGCATATCTGTTTGAAATTCTGAATCAGAGTAATCTAGTTGCCCCGCTAAAGCCTGTGGGTTATAACTTTTGTTTGTCATTATAGTGAGCCTCTTCCAAATACTAATGCAATAAAAAATAAAGTAAGCAATGATGTCATAATCATATTAGTATTCCTCTTTGTTTAAGATACCGTTGTGTGCGAGGAACAAGTCGTATTGCTCTGCACCTTCATTGGGCTTCTCTTGTTTAGAGATAAAGTAATCTCTCATTTTAAGTTTATTGTAAGCGTAGATATCAGGATCAATACCTTCTATCTCGCAATAACGTTCATCGGTCATCAGTGGTTCTTTGTTCTTACTAAGTAGATACCGATCACGCAACGCAAACCAATTGTAATGGATTTTGTTTGTCATGTTTTACCTACGAAAAGAAGTTACGAGAGCCAATGACGTTTTCTATTTCTAGGTCGCCCAACTCTGGTACTTCTACAGTACAGTTATTGTTAGTAATATAACGTTTAACTGCTTCCAAGGGGTTATCGTCGCTGTACATCTCAACGAATTTATCTTGTGTTAATTGTTTTAATTTATTAACATCAGATGCATGACAGCTAAAGCTATCGTGTACTGCACCGAAGTTAACACCGAAATCATCAATCACTAATGCCATGTGAGTAGCATCCTGTGAGTGAATATAGTTAGGAGAGATGCCTGCACTCGCTTCTCTTCTGTTTGTTGTATCCAAGTATATCTTAGCAACATGGTTAATACGTCCGGGTTGTTTAGAAGCACCCCCTATTACACCACGTAGAGTAGACTTACAAGTGTCTTGTCTGGTAGCATTTACCTTGTATATAACAGGAAACCCAGACTTAGTCATCCACCGGATATCCTCTCCAGCATGACCTTTAACTAATACAAGCTTACAATCAGATATCTTAGAGTTAATTTCATTTAACGCTAAAGTATTCTCTATAGTAGGATTAGCTCTTTGTTCTTTGTTAGCAGCTCGAGCTAGCTTTTTATACTTGTTTATGGTAGCATGAGATACTTTGTTACCCTTGTTGTCTTGGTATTCGAATGTACCTAGCTCCCATTGAGCTAAGTCTTGTAAGAACTTCATAGTTGTTTGAGAGCCAGGACATACCTCTTCAATTGCTTTAAGTATATGAACAGCAAGTTCATCACAATCAATTTGAGTAATGTTGTACAACTCATCAGCCCCCGCTTGAACACAATCAGAGTACATAGACTCTGCAATTGTTTGGGCACCAGCAGAGTAAGCACGGGTCATTGTAGCCCTCTTAGATATTAGTTTACGTATTTCTGCATAAGACATAGGTCTATCTTTAAAGAAGTCAGGAGCAAGTTCAACTAACTTTTGTGCTACCTTAACATACAGATCATGTGGTACTGCGCTATCACTTAGTGCAACAAGCTTACCTGTTTTACTATCACGAGATAGAGCAGCAGAGTGTTGATAGCCGTTACAGGTTCCGTCAATAGCTACAGGTATACTAGAAGTAGGTGTAAGACCTTCTGTCTCCATGTCGGCAATATTACACCATTCAAGACAACAAGCTAAGAATACTACTGTCTTTTCACAGTCATGCAGTATGCCTTGATCTGCAGTAGTCTCTATAAGCTCCCAGTTATTATTAAACCAGTTAATCCTGTCTTCAAGTGAAAACTTATCTACACTAATAGTATCAATGCCTTCTGCAATTAACATTGAGTAGTAATCTTCTTCTACCCAGTCAGGTATTTCATTCACATCATACTTCTCGTTGTAAGAGTTAGCAGTATGTATTGCTAATGCACGTTTACCTTCGTCATCTATTACTTTACTCTCACTGAATGACATAAGACCCCGGGCAATATCGTTGCCTTGATAGTTCATATAGGGTTCTTTGTAGTATACTCTACCTCGATAATCTAAGTCTACTAAAGAGTAGAAATTATCCCACTCATTTAGCTGTTTAGCCTTACCAATAGTAGTTTTAATTTCCGCACGTTTAGCTCTTACTTGAAGAGGACGTAAAGTCTTTTCCCACTCTTTAGCAATAACATTGTAGGCTTTTTTATTGGCAGCACAAGGATTCTTCTGATACTTTTCATAAGCAGTCTTAAGTAAACTTTTAGGTATTGCTTTGTCATACATAGGAATATCTGTAGGCATTATGCTATCAAGGTTATCCAGCAATACTTTTAATACCTTAGAATTAATCTTCCAAGGTGTCTGTTGTAAGTTATTAACTGCTCTAACAAAAGGAGAATCAATATAGATATTATTGAAGGCATCCTTCTGAGACTGAGGAGCAGAAATACCCCACCGTTTAATCAGCGGGTAATTCTTAGGCTGCATAATGTTACTAATATCCTCTGGCTTTTCATCCACAGTGTATATAAGTAAACCTTTACTTTCGATAAGTTTAAACTCACCTATCTCTTCCCAGCGACTTGTTGGTTCAATCATGTAAGGAGCTTGGGCGTTATAAGCACCAAACCCCTCTGCTCTTTTCACAATGATAAACCCTGATTGCACATACGCTTCCAGCACAAGGTCACCTGTTCGGATTGCTTGATGAAAGCTACACTTAGTATTAAAGTATTTAGTAAACACATGTTCACCTATACTAACACTAACTTGTGTAGTCTTAGCAAGACCTACCGGTTGTTCTGGATACTCCCTAGTAAAGTTGGAAGACATCTTATCGAAAGCTACCTGAACAATGCTTGGAAGGTTATCTTTAAACTTAGAGATAGTACGTAGTATTTGTGCTCCTTTGTTTGCCTTAGGGTTATTCATATTTACATTAGAGACTTTGTCTATTAGATAATCCACCACTTCATTGAGAGGGTCTTTCATGTTATCTTCCATTAGTTTTTCCCTTTTAATAATGGACTACAATTATATATTAAGTTCGCCTAACATAGTATCGTATAGCCCATCATGTAGTCTGCCTGTATCGTAGTCATACTTACAGGTACCTGCTGGACCTGTTTTACCTGTGTACCGAGACTTTAGCACTGATAACCTAATAGTATTTCTTTCTTCTTCCTTGTCAGCAGTAATATTACGTGCAAAGGCTAAGATATCGTGGGATATTTGTTTGATTGAACCGGAGCCCCTGATATCATCGACAGTTGGGAGTCGTCCTTCTTCAAATGATTGTCCTGTAGTAGACATCTTTCGTAGATGTGACACCAAGCCGATCCACACGTTGTGTTGTTTAGATATACGAAGTAAGTCATTCATTACCTTATCAATAGCTTCATTGCCAGTTAGACCATCGGAACCTTCTGATACTAAGATAGTAATGTGGTCGATAAACAAGTACTTACAACCAGATAAAGCCATGTACTCTAGTTGAGATATAATCCCGTTGGACATAGAACCACAGTGATCTAATACCATTACCCTATCTTTAAAGGTATCGAAGCCTACTCGAAGATCAGCTAGTTCAATCTTGTCAGCAGCAGGGTTGCGTCTGATTACCATGCCTGCTAGCTTACGAGTAGTTTCAGCAGGGCTTTCTTCAAGAGCAATGATACCTATCTTGTCTTGTGTCTTGTCAATAATATCAAGTACAATCTCACGTAGCATAGTAGATTTACCTGCACCAGTACCTGAAACCCACAAGGCAATTTCACCCAGCCGCATACCCTTAATCTTTTCATTCAGCCCTGAGAAGCATTCAGGGTAAGGTAAAGACTCAACATCATTGTACTCTACTAACTTAGTCCACAGGTCTTCACCAGTACAAATACCTTGGGGGCTATATTGTTGTGCATCCCATACACCTCTTAATACACCCATGTGACCTACTTCAGTTAATGCTTGTGATGCATCTTTGAATTGAGTACGAGCTACCTTTACTTTATCAAAGCCAATAGCATTAGCTAACTTATCTACTGCGATATCACCTGCTTCATCGGTATCAATAAATAAAATTACTTCGTCAAAGG